AGCTGCTCGCATTGCAGGAAACGATCAACCGAGCATCAGGCTGGATCGACCAGTACACCTGTGGCGCGTGGGGGTCGCTGTGCGCCACGCAGAACGTGGAGGATGCCCGCATCTGGGGCAACCGCTACGGCCAGATCGTCGTGCATCCGAAGTATTGGCCGATCTTGTCAGTCGACGCGTTCAGTTACGGGCCGATGACCGCTGGCATCCCGTCCACGTCCGCATCGGTCACCCCGAGTGGCAACGTGTGGATCGAGCCGATGCAGTTCGTCGTGCAGCCGGGTGGGGCGACCACGTTCACGTCGGGCACGCTCACGGGACTGTTCGCCGCTGGCGGGGGTGTCGCCACGACCCAGTATTTCTGCCAGTGGACGTACACAAACGGGTACCCGAACACGTCCCTGGCTGCCTCTGTAGCGGCAGGAGCGGCCTCTATATCGCCGTCTGTCGTCACGGGAATTTACCCCGGTACCCAACTGACCATTTACGACCTGCCGTACGATGAGCCGGTCACCGTCGCCGCGAGCTACGTGCCCGGCGGTACCACCGTGCCGCTCACCAGCGCCCTGCAGTATGACCACCAGACCACGGCGACGGTGACGAACCTCCCGCCGGCGATCAAGCAGGCGGCGATCCTGGCCACCACGGCGTTCATCAAGCAACGCGGGTCTGGGGCGCTTGTCGTGCAGGACATGGGGGCGATCACACATCAGGCGGGTGCGGACGTGCAGGGGAGCGGCTCGGATTGGGCGGAGGCGGAACTCCTGCTCGACGCGTTTCGCATGACCTACGTGGGCTATTAGGAGATCGCATGGCAGGACAGCACGCCAAGAAGATGGCCCACCACGCCGCCAAGGTCAAGAAGACCAAGGTCCACACAGCGAAGCACCCGAAGAAGCCCAAGACAAAGTAGGTTCCCCCATGCCGCTGTCAGACGTATCAGACGCGGTCTACGCGTGGCTGGAGCCGAATGCGAGCCAGATCCCGAATCTCGGCACGTTGTACCAGGCCATTCCCAAGGTTGCGAACGAGTCGGACCTGTTCAACGCCGAGACGTACGCAGGCGTTGGCATCGGCGCCACGATCTACATGTTTTTCGTTGATCAGAAGGAACGTCGCATCGCTCTCGGCGGCCCACCTCCACCCTACGGCGGTGGCGGCCACAAGTTCGTCTCGTACACGCTGGCGTTGCTCGTGGTGTTCAAGTCCGACCTGCAGACGACAGAAGCGGGCCAACTAGCGTACAACAGTTTCGGCGACGCCCTGACCGCCCGCATTCGCCAAGATCGTACCGCCGGCACCGACGCCGCCATCTACGGAGGTAACGCCACCGCCACCATCTTTCAGTGGGGCGAGGGCGACGGGATTCATGGCGGCGACGATATTCAGACCCAACACTTCGTACCGAAGACACTTGCGGGCGGAGTGACGCTTTTTCAGAGTCTCTACCACATCAACGTGGTGGAGGACTTGCAGACCTAACAAACATCCGTTAAGGAGAAAGAACATGGCAAGTACCGTACTTCCGTTGATGACGGCAAATAGCTATTGGGGCCTGGCCGTTGAGACGACCTATGGCACCGCCGCTGCGTCCGTCAACACGTGGACGCCGATCAATAGCCCGAAGGTGACACCGGGCGTCAAGTGGCTGGACGACGGAGACTTCCGTGGTTCGCCCGTAACCATCTACGACGAGGTCGCTGGTGTGTTTAGGGCGTCATTCGACGGCAAGACCTACACCTACACCGACGTGTACCCCAATCTGCTCCGCGCGGCTCTTGGCTCTCAGGACACCGTTGCCTCTGTGGGACCGTCGCTCTACACGCACACCATCGGACTGCAGAACTCACCCAACACGGGGTCGCAGGCGCCGTCGTACACGATCTGGAACGACTCGGTCGACGCTACCTACCAGATGGTTGCGTCCAAGCTGGACGTTCTGAGCGTTTCATTCTCAGCCGACGCCGCGGTGGAAAACACGTTCACGTTCAAGACCAACCAGCCGACAACCACGGCATCCGTGTCCGGATTGCCAGAGTCGACGCAGCACTTGATCCCAGCGTGGAACTGCTCGGCGTCAATCGGCGGCGTTGCTGTGTACGTGGTCGAGGATTGGAGCATGGACATCAAGCGCAACGCGAACCAGATCTTCGCACTTGGATCGCAGAGTGCGGTGAGCAACTTCCAGGGTCCCATCGACGTGACCGGCAAGTGTACGTTTATCGTGCAGCAGGGTGAGACCTACTGGGCGAACGCGTTGACGAGAGACCTGCAGGTGGTGGCGCTCACCCTGACCGACCCGTTTACGAACTACAGCATTCTTTATCAGATGTCGACGGTGCAGCTGCGTGATCCGGTCATCAACCAGGGGAAGAACTACGTGGAGCTTGATCTCAACTTCCAGGCGGTGGGCAACACGACGGACCAAGTCACCTTCGGATACAGCCCCATTAAAACGGTCGTGACGAACAATATCGCTACGGCCTATTGAGTTTACAGAACCTGCCCTTGTGGATGCCGAGACCGTGCTTACCACGGAACGGTCCGGCTCCACAATCGCACATCAACTCATCTTGCCATAAATCACACCATAGCAACTCCAGCACACATCACACGGCCCTAAAACAAGGACGGCCCACATGAATAAAGCCCAACTCTTCAGCCGACGCCCTGGCGCAACGGTGGACTTCGGACCCGACGTGGCTCCGAATTCCCCGCACGTCCAGCTGCGTCGGCTTTCTGCATACCTAAAGGCAGACAACGCTCTGGCGTCCACGATTGAGGACTGTCCCGAGGCTTTGGAATACGCGCGGGAGTACGCGTACCGCAAGATATTCACCGGCACATCTCATGAAGATTTCATCGCAACAGATCGCGTCAGTCCCGACGCCGTGGATTGGCTCATCGCCGTCCATGAGGTAGAGACCGCCGCACACCTAGAAAAAAGGAACCGATAACAATGACCACCACCGTAGAGATCCCAGGGGGCACCGCCGACCTCAAAGACCAGGACGAGCTGACGAACAAGGAAGTCAAGCATCTCCGCAAGGCCGCGCGCATCGCCGCTGGCGTCGCCAACCGCCTGACCGAACTCGGCTTTGACGACACCAAGCCCGAAACTTGGACTGTCATCGCCGCGCTCAGCGACACCGAGGATGACCAGATCGACCTCTTCCAGCGTACCTGCGTGAGCATTCGCCTGAAGGACTGGACGTTGGAACTTGAGAAGCCGACTACCCCTGACGAGGTTGACGATCTTCCCCGCCCCATTTATGTGCCGCTCACGGTTGCCGCTACTGACATCAACTTTTCCGACGACTTCTCGGCGGACGGTGCGGCGGACCCAAAAGCGGATGGAGCCGACTCCGAAGGCTAAAGAATGCCTACATGGAGGGTCGCAAGCTTCTCACACCCGTCGATCCCGAACTACAGGATCTTGCCGCAGCATACAAGTATTGCAAGATATTCCACTGCTCGTTAGCAGAGTATGAGTCGCGCCCGTATTACGAAACCATGTGGATGCTCCAGATCGACGCCACTTACAACGATGCTGTTTCCGAAGCAAACAGCTAACCCCCGAACGAGGCCCGCATGGCAGCTCTTGAACCAGTCATAGCTACCCTCGTAGCCGACATCGCCCAATTCCAGGCATCCATGGCCGAAGCGAAAGCTTCCATGGATGAGCTTGGCGCGTCAGCCGATACCGCGGACGCTGAAGGTAGTCTCGGTGCGCTCGGTGCTGCTGGCTCCAAAGCGGGCCAAGACGTCAAAGACGGAGCGGAGGACGCCGCCGGTGGACTGGGCGGTATGGGTATCGCCGCCGAAGATGCCAAGGGCAAGGTCACGGACGTTGAGGGTGCCACCAAGGATCTCGGCACCGCAGCCGAAGATACTGGCGGCAAAATCTCCGACAAGCTCGCTGGCGGTCTGTCCAAGTTCGGCAACCTGCTATCCAACACGGGCATTCCTGGCGTCACATCACTTGGCAAGTCCCTCACCCGCACGGGCGAAGAAGCCGACAAGATGGAGTCCAGCGCGGGTAGCCTCTTTACCTCATTTGCTGGTGCGGGCAAGATCGCGACCATCGGTCTCGGCGTCGCTTTCGCCGGAGCAGCGGTCGAAGGTCTCCACCTCGCCACCAACATGCAGTCGGCGGAAACGCAGATTGCCACGACCGCTGGGATCACCACCGCCGCCGCCCACAACATCGGTCAGGCGTTCCTAGACACCGCCGGTAAGTCCGAGTTCTC